AATGTTTCAAAGAGAGTAGTCATCTCTACATGGCAGTCTTTATATAAAATGCCTACAAAATACTTTGAACAATTTGGTTGTGTGATTGGTGATGAAGCCCATTTATTTAAAGCAAAGTCACTTACATCTATTTTGACTAAACTTCATATGTGCAAGTATCGTTTTGGATTGACAGGAACACTAGACGGAATGCAAACTCATCGTTTGGTTCTAGAAGGTTTGTTTGGTGCTTTAAATAAAGTTATAACCACAAAAGAACTAATTGATAAGAAAACCCTATCCGATTTTAGAATTAGAGCTTTGGTTCTGACATATCCAGAATCAGAGTGTAAACTTGTGAAGGATATGAATTATCAGGATGAAATAGATTATATTGTCACCCTACCAAAAAGAAATGAATTCATTCGTGACTTGACATTACAACTAAAAGGTAATACACTAGTGTTGTTTCAGTTTGTTGAGAAACATGGTAGTGTTTTACACGACATGATTAAAAACTCTACAGACAGAAGAGTTTTCTATGTATTTGGTGGCACAGACACACAAACAAGGGAAGATATTCGTGCAATCACAGAGAACGAAAAAGATGCAATCATTGTGGCCTCGTATGGTACTTTTTCTACTGGTATCAATATTCGCAACCTACACAATATTATATTCTCATCACCAAGTAAATCAAGAATCAGAACTTTGCAGTCAATCGGAAGAGGGTTGCGAAAAAGTGAGGGCAAAACTACCGCCACTCTCTTCGATATCAGTGACGATTTTACCTACAAGTCCAAACGGAACTTTACAATAAATCATTTTATGGAACGCATAAATATATACAATGAAGAACAGTTTGATTATGAAATCAAAAGGATTAAAATGAAATGACCAATGTAAAGATATTAAAGCTTTCAAGTGGTGAAGAAGTTATATGCAATATTAACACTAATAGTAAAGAACACATTAGTATTACTAGGCCCATGAAACTCAATGCCTATCCTAAACTAACAAAGAATGGATCACTTGAGGAGTCCTTATCATTACAAAAATGGATACACTTTTCTGAAACCGATACATATGATGTACCGAAATCTCAAATTATTGTTGTAACCCAAGCCTCCTATGGTTTGTCTAAGTTTTATGAATTTTGTATTACTAAAGTAAGGATGGAAGAAGAAGATGTGGAACTTCCATCTGATGAAGAATTACAGGCGATTGAAGAAGAAGATCTCTTTGAGAACTTTTATGTACCATCTAATACAGTACATTAATATCTATTCTTCAAACCCAGCATAGTTAATATACCACCCTGTCAAGAGATTGTCAACAAGTTTTTGAAATTAAATTTTCTATTGACATTTCGTACATATTGTGTATAATGGGTAGTACAAACAAGTGGAGTTATTATGGCTAAAAAAACAAAGGGTGTGCATTACGTCAACAACGCACAGTTCCTAGAAGCAATGAAAGAGTGGAAACAACAGTGCAAGGAAGCAGAAGAACTTGGTGAACCACAACCACCAGTTACCAATTATATTGGTGAATGTTTTCTAAAGATTGCCAACCACCTTTCCTATCGACCTAATTTTATCAATTACACATACAGAGAAGAAATGATTTCTGACGGTATTGAAAACTGTCTACAATACTGTAGCAACTTCAATCCAGAGAAGTCTAACAATCCCTTTGCGTATTTTACACAAATTATCTATTATGCATTTATTCGTAGAATCCAAAAAGAAAAGAAACAACAACATGTGAAACACAAGATTATTGAGAACATGAATGTGGACATTCTCATGGATAGTGATGGTGATCAGTCTGTCTTTGTTGATTATTTACAGAAGAACTTTCTACCAGCTGAAGCTGTATATAAACCAAAGAAGAAGAAACCACAACCAAAAGGACTAGAACTTTTTTATAATGAAGATGGTGAAGAGATAAATGAAGATCGCACTGATTACTGATACACATTTCGGTGCTCGCAATGATAATCTAGCTTTTAATGATTACTTCTATAAATTTTGGGAAGAAGAGTTCTTTCCTTATATAGATAAACATGACATTAAAACGGTTATCCACCTTGGCGATGTGATGGACAGACGCAAGTATGTTTCATACAAAATTGCAAAGGATTTTCGTGAGCGCTTTATTAAACCCCTTGCGGATAGAAAACTAGATGTTCACATGATGGTAGGAAACCATGATACCTACTATAAAAATACAAATGAGGTAAACTCTTTGTATGAACTACTTGGTGGGCCAGGCGAGGAAAAATATCCAAATATTAAATGTTATGATGGGCCATGTACTGAAGAGTTCGATGGTGTCGGTATTCATTTCATGCCTTGGATAAATGCAGAAAACTATGAACGTGCAATGAGAAGTATTGAAATGACTTATGCACAAATCTGTATGGGTCATTTGGAACTAAATGGATTTGAGATGCACGCTGGACATTTCTGTGAGGGTGGTTATCCTAAAGATATGTTTAAAAAGTTTGACACTGTAATGAGTGGACACTTTCACAAGAAGTCTGATGATGGACATATTTACTATCTCGGCAATACATATCAGATGACATGGAGTGACCATAACGAAACCAAAGGTTTCCATATCTTTGACACAGATACAAGGGAACTTGAATACATTCTAAATCCACATACCATATTTGAAAAGGTATATTATGATGACACCACTATGGATTATTCTAACTTTAATGTCTTGACATTGAGGGAAAAGTTTGTTAAAATTGTGGTTGTTAATAAGAAAGATTTCTATCAGTTCGATAGGTTTATCGACAAGGTTCTATCTGAATCTGGAGCCCATGAAATAAAAATTGTTGAGGACTTTAGTGAACTTGATGCAGCAAATGTAGACGATGCAATCATTGAGAATGCAGAAGATACGATGACGTTGCTTGAGAGATACATTGATGAACTTGATGTTACTTTGGATAAGAAGAGACTCACCAGCATGATGAAGTCTCTCTATGTAGAAGCGAGTGATTTGGAACTTTGATTACTTTTAAATATGTACGTTGGAAGAACCTTCTTTCAACTGGAAACCAATTTACTGAAGTGCAGTTAGATAGAAATACGACTACACTAATCATAGGCGAAAACGGAGCTGGTAAGTCTACAATTTTGGATGCACTCTGTTTTGGTCTGTTCAATAAACCTTTCCGTAATATCTCTAAAGGACAACTTGTAAACTCAGTCAACGGTGGTTCTGCTATGGTTGAAGTTGAGTTTACTGCTGGTAATAAAGAGGTAAAAGTTATTCGTGGCATCAAACCAAACAAGTTTGAAGTTTGGGTTGGTGGACAAATGATTAATCAAGATGCGAATGCAAGAGATTATCAGAAACATCTAGAACAACAAATTTTGGGATTGAACTATCGTTCTTTCACACAGGTTGTTATTCTTGGTTCTTCTACATTTGTTCCATTTATGCAGTTGTCTACCAAAGCCCGCCGTGAAGTGGTGGAAGATATCTTGGATATCAAGATTTTCTCGTTAATGAATTTTTTGTTGAAAAGTAAAACAAAGGATCTTAATGATGAAATTCGTAATGTGGAATATCAACGAGACTTGACAAAAGAAAAGATTGTTCTGCAAGAGAAATTTATTAAAGATGTAATTAACAATAAGAGTTCTATTATATCTGAAAATAAAACTAAGGTTAGTGATAATGAAACAAACATTGCGACAAAAGAAGAAAAAATTAAAACTCTCTCTGATGAGAAGGAAAGCTTATCTGTCGATATTGAGGAAAAGACAAGAAGAGAACAAAAACTTAAAGAACTAACAAGAACCGAATCTGCATTACAAAACAAACGAGGAGAACATGAGAAACAGATCAACTTTTTCCAGAACAACTCAGAATGCCCGACATGTGAACAGACAATCACAAATGCAACAAAGCAGACGCAGATTGATTCCAGAACAACCAAAATTGGAGAACTCACAGAAGCAATCACCCAAGTCGAATCAATGGAACAAAAAGAACAGGATAGACTAAACACTATTTTGATTAATCTGGAAACTATTCGTCAGCATGATGTGGAGATTGCAAAAATTCGTGCATCTATTAAAGAACTTGAAACCTTTAACTCTCGTTTAAAGAAAGATATTGAAACCTATGAGTCTGGTTCTGTATCAGATGAAGATAAGACAAAGTTAGATGAACTTAAAGGTAGTCTCAAAGTTATTGAAGAACTACAAACAAAACTTAATGAAGATAAGTTCTATATTGATGTGGCTCGTAATCTTCTACAGGACAGTGGCATTAAAACAAAGATTGTAAAACAATACTTACCAATTATGAATAAGTTGGTAAATACATATCTCAGTTCAATGGATTTCTTTGTCAACTTTAATATTGATGAAAACTTTCAAGAAACAATCAAGTCTCGTTTTAGAGATGAGTTTTCTTATGCATCATTCTCAGAAGGTGAAAAGATGCGTATCGACCTTGCACTACTCTTTACATGGAGAGCTATTGCAAAAATGAAAAACTCAACGAATACAAATCTTCTTATCTTAGATGAGATTTTTGATTCGTCTTTGGATACTGCTGGTACAGATGATTTCTTAAAGATTTTGGGTACTTTTGATAAACAGAATGTATTTGTTATTTCTCATAAACAAGACATTTTGATTGACAAGTTCAGAAGTGTCATTCAGTTTAAGAAAGAAAAGAACTTTAGTCATATGGTTGTATAATGGGTAAGCGCAGTGATTTTGAAAGAGTAGAAAGAGATTTCTATCCAACTCCATATGAAGCTGTACTTCCTCTAGTTGCACACTTGCCAGAGTGGTTCTCCTTTGTTGAACCGTGTGCTGGTGACGGTAGGTTGTACGACCATCTGGTTCTACATGGTGGTGTGTGCAATCACCTATCTGATATAGAACCACAACGTCAAGACGTTATGTTGTTGGATGCATTTGATGTAAATGTTAAGGCTGGTTTGATTATTACAAATCCACCTTGGAATCGAAAAATACTTCATCCACTGATTGAACACTTTGCACCACAAGCTCCAACATGGTTATTGTTTGATGCAGATTGGATACATACAAAACAATCTATTCCCTACTTGACAATGTTGAAAAAAGTTGTTAGTATAGGAAGAGTTAAATGGATTGAAGGAAGTAAGAGTGTTGGGAAAGATAACTGTTGTTGGTATCTCTTCCATGACACAGAACAAGTAAAACCTATAGAATTTTGGGGAAGAACATGATATATGAATTATTAAAGCCTACTGAAGAACTTTTGCGTGTGGAATTGCCCAATATCACATTTGAAGAATTAAAAGAAAAATATGACTTGATTTATATTGATGGCGACCATAAATTAGATTCTGTTTATAACGATATTAAGATGAGTTGCAATTTACTATCAGATGATGGCGTTATTATTGTTGATGATTATGGAACAAAAACTTTACCTGAAGTAAGAATAGCTGTTATAAGATGGTTAAAAGAAGATAACAATTTGTATAATATACACTTTCAAAGTGATAAGGTACAATGTTGTTTTAAATTTAAATGAGATATTTATTATTATGAGAAACATAAAGATGAAAAGAAAACAATTTGCAAGTGGTGAAGAAACACCTCATCCATTAGATATGGGTTTATTTAAATTCGAATGTGAAGAAGTTTTAGGTATGAAAGATTTAGACGAAGATGAACTTTTTCAATTAGCACGTTATTTAGTTGAACACTATTATTTGATTCCTAAAAA